CTAAAGAAGAACCAAAGGAAATAACTGAAATAAAAGTCGAGCACACAAAATCAGTTAAAAAAATGCCAATCTCGGAAAAAGAGATGTCAGTACAGATTTTGAAGAAAATTGCAGGGAAAACCAACCTTGCACTTAACAAACTAAACAGAAAATAAATCTTAATTATTTTCTAACACAAAAAGATATTTAATTATGAGTAAAAAAATTATCGATATTGACGGTAAAAAATACTTAGTAGATTCGGAAACAAAAGAAATGGAAGAAGTTCAACTAGATGAGCAACCTAAAGAAGAAGCTCCAGTTGAAGAAGCTCCAAAAACCGAAGAAGCTACTGAAGAAAACGTCGAAGAAGTAGTAGAAAAAGCATCAAAATCTTTAGCTAACGAAATAATCGCGTCTCTTCCTCTTGATAAATTGAATAAAGCATTAGAAGCTTTAGACAATAAAGAAGAAGTTACAACAAAAGCTAAAAGCATTTTGAACATAACTGAAAAAGAAATAGCCACAATGGACAACAAAACCAAAACTACGACTTGGTTTAAAGCTGTCTTGAAGGGTGATGTTTCAACAGTTAAAGCTCTTTCAGAGGGTAATTATGTGGCATTGCTCTCTTTAAAGACGGTGAATTGCTGGAAAACCCTTAGTAAAATAAGGACAATCAGCAGCCAAGCTTGGACAGCGATGTCCTTGAAGGTTCAGAGACTAGTGAACGAGACCTTAAAGGTTAGTAATTTCACCACGAGTGCCGTCTAATAGTTCATTAACTATTAAAGATATAGTCCGACCTGCATGGTAACATGCAGAAGCAGAGGATAAAGAGCCTTTGCGATAACAATTGACTGCCGCAGATGGTGGCTACCTTTTCCCAGATGAGTTCCGTGCAGAAGTTATTAGAGACATCATTGAGAAATTCTCAATGAGATCATTAGTCCGTGTCATTCCAATGAAACGTGATGTGATGAAAATCCCTACTTTAACATCTGGACCAAAAACCACTTGGACTGAAGAGAACGCTACTAAATCTACAACTACTGCTACGTTTAACGAGGCAACCTTAACTGTATATAAACTTGCTTCTATCCTTTATAGTTCTGATGAGCTAATCGAAGATAGTGACCAAATTGACATTGTTGATTTGATTATTACCCTATTCGCTGAAGCAATTCAACGCGAAGAAGATAGAGTAATTACAGTTGGAAATGGTACTACACAACCTACTGGTTTAACAACCGCCCGTGTTGCTACTACTATTGCAAGTATTGCATCCGCCACTGGTAATTTGAGCTTTGATGATATGATCAACCTCGAATACTCATTACCACAAAAATATCATTCTAACGCAAAATTCTTAATACACAGAAACAATATCCGTGAATTACGAAAGTTGAAAGACGACAACGGTCGTTATTTCTGGCAAGAACCAGTCGCTGCTGGTCAGCCTGCAACTTTTCATGGCTATGCTGTGATTGAGAATAACAATCTACCAGAATCCGAACTTTTCTTCGGAGACTACAAGATGGGTTATTGGTTAGGTGATAGAGGTCAAATGTCAGTTAAAATCTCACAAGAGACAGAAACTGCGTTTACGAAAGACCAAACTGCAATTCGTGTTGTACACAGAGTTGCTGGTAATGTTGTTCTTGGTGACGCCATCAAGGGTCTTACCGGAATCGCTTAAACTATTTATAGTTTGTCATTTGGAGTTGAATATTCCTTTTCAACTCCTTGAGACAGCCTATGAAAATTAAACTAAAAAAACAGTTTCTAAAGAATAAAGCTGGTGCTATTGTTAATGTAGAATCAAATATTGCAAAAGCCCTTATTGATAAAGGCGATGCAATTATGATTGACCTTGACGATATTAAAAGAACATCTATGCCGTTTTATTCAGTTAGAGATTATTAATAAAAAGTTATGTTAACAACACAAGTAAAGGTTTTGAATTACTTACAAATAGACACCAATGCTTTTATAGACGCTGGGTTTTCTGATTGGGAAGCTTCTGTTTCTGCTTGGATAGAAAAATTTACAAATAAGAATTTTGAACCCGACACAGAGACTAGATATTTTGATGGAAGTGGAAAAAGAACATTATTCCTAGATCAAGAAGACGATTTAATTAGTGTTACTTCTTTAAAGATATTAGACACAAACGGAGATGTTGTTTCAAGTTTGACCGAGGGACAGGATAATGATTATATGTTATATCCACTAAACACAACACCAAAGTTTGAAATAAGATTATCAACTTCTTCAAGTGTTGGTGCATTCTATTCAGGAAATAAAAAGATTGAGATTACTGGTGTTTGGGGAAATAGTAGTGCTGTTCCAGCAGATGTAGAATTAGCCTCAACAATGATGTTGTCGCAGATAATCAAACAGGGAATTGATGGTGGTGTGGCTTCAGGAACTCGTTGAGGAGATTATTCTGTAAACTATGTAACTGGTGGTGCTGGGCTAGATGATATAGCAAACAATAGTGGAGCAATATCAATATTAAATAATTATAGAGATTTTACTATATAAAGATATGCCAAAATTAATGCAATTTTTAAAAGATGAGACGATTGTAATTGCCCGCAGGACTCAACAAGCTGGTACTGATAAATTTCTTGCCAGTACAGTAACTTCTGCAAAGGCACACATACAACCGCTAGACAGACAGCGACTAGAATTGGTCGGTGGTGCTTTTGGTAAAGGCTATGTTATTTATATGGATTCCAGTGTTGATGTTAAGGAAGGCGACAGATTAAAAGATTCATCTAGTAATTTTTATAAAGTCGTTACTGGTGGAGTTAGTAAAAGAAACTTTGGCAGTTTTGAACATAGTGAAATAATTGTTGAATTAGTATGAGTACAAAAATATTTATTAAGGGTTTGGCAGAGCTTCAAAAAAATCTTGCTAGGTCTAAAAGTATAATTAATAAACATTATGCTAGAGCAATTAAGCGTGGTAGTTTAATACTTGAAAGAGATTTAAAGACAGGTGGTTATATGCCAGTCAGGACTGGTTTATTAAAGGGAAGTATTAGAACAGCAATACAACCACTTAAAGCAACGATTGCTCCGCATACAGATTACGCCATCTATGTACACGAAGGAACTTGGAAGATGAAAGCTAGACCGTTTTTAGATACTGCTTTACAAAACAAACGAGCAGAAGTTGAGAAAGAATTTTTAAACGCAACTGGTCTTATTACACGAGACCTCGCGAAATAATAATATGTTTGAAGAAATAATCCAAAAGTTAAAAACAATACTAAGTAATAATAATTTATTGTCAGATGTTTACGCATATGAAAAGATACAAACAGATTCAGACCCGTATGCAAATATAGTTCCAAGTAGCAATGAGTCTGATTACAGCACGACAGAAGAAAATGTCCGCATATACGCATTTAAAGTTCAACTATTTGTTAGTCGTACGGTTAGAAGTAAAAAAGAAGCTGAAAGAGTTATGAGAGAATTAGTAGATTCGGTGATAGACGATTGCGATAAGGATTATACATTAGAAACTGTTGGAGTTCCGACAAAGACTGGTTATACTTTCTTGCAAACCTTTGCAACGCCTAGCTATTGGGGATATGTGGGAGAAGAAGACCAGTATAGAGTAGCAACAATAGATTTAACTTGTTTAGTATCAGTAGATTTAAACGCAATATCATAAAGGTCGGTATTGTAAAGAAATATAAAAAATTAAATAAAAAAAATTATGTCAGATGTAAAATGGATCGGCAGACGACAGTCAGTCGGTATTGGAAAAGAAGCAACTCGTGGAGTTGGTGTAGCACCAACACATTGGTTGAATGTAAATTCTTTTGACTTTTATGATGTACCAACTCGTGCATTATCTGAAACATCTTTTGGAAGAATTACTGGTGGCGATCAAGCCCCATTAACAATGATTCATTCCGAGGGTGAGATGAATGTAGAATTAGGTGTTGAAAGTTTTGGGTTGATTTTGTTAGCCCTTATGGGAACAGTAAGTACAACTGGTCCAACAGACACAGTAGCCTATACTCACGCCTATTCACTTCAAAATGATAATCAACACGATAGTTTATCGATTCACACAATAGACCCTATTGGTCAATTGTTATTCGAAATGGCTATGGTTGATACTTTTGAATTAAAGGTTGAGCCTAATGCTATTATATCAGCTAATCTTAGTTTTAT